ATTCTATGATATAATTAGTTATAAAATATTTGGAGGTATCTAAATGACAGAATTTGATGAAATCGTAAAACCAGACGACAAAGAAGAAACTTCAGAATCAACTGAAGAATCAACTGAAGAATCAACTGAAGAATCAACTGAAGAATCAACTGAAGAATCTACTGAAGATAAAACAGTAGAAACAATAGAAGAAGAAAATGAAAACAAATTAGAACCTACTACAACAGATGAAGATAGTTCGAAATTTGACCCTGTTGTATTAGAACAACGTATTACTTCATTAGAACAACAAGTGACTACTTATTTATCTTCACAAATGCAACAACCACAACAAGTACAACAAACGCAACCAGATGTGACAGAATCATACAAAGAAGATAACGACTATTCAGATGAAGAATTAGTGGATAAGTTAGATTTAGATTAGGAGGAATTTAAACATGTATGAGGGTAATAATATGCGTTCTATGATGGGCACATCATATGAAGATTCAAGATTAAATAAACGAACAGAATTAAATGAAAATATGTCAATTGACACAAACAAAAGTGAAGATAGTTATGGTGTGCAAATTCATTCACTTTCAAAACAGTCATTTACTGGCGATGTAGAGGAGGAATAATAAATTATGACAGAAAAGAGTACAAAAAACGAAACAGCACTATTAGTAGCAAAATCAGCTAAATCTGCTTTACAAGATTTTAATCATGATTATTCAAAATCTTGGACATTCGGCGATAAATGGGATAATACCAATACAATGTTTGAAACATTTGTTAATAAATATTTATTTCCTAAAATCAATGAAACATTATTAATTGATATTGCATTAGGAAATCGTTTTAATTGGTTAGCAAAAGAGCAAGACTTTATTGGACAATATTCAGAAGAGTATGTGATTATGGATACTGTTCCTATTAATATGGACTTATCAAAAAACGAAGAATTAATGTTAAAACGTAATTATCCACGTATGGCTACTAAGCTATATGGTAGCGGTATTGTGAAAAAACAAAAATTCACATTAAACAACAATGACGCTCGTTTTAATTTCCAAACATTAGCAGACGCAACAAATTACGCTTTAGGTGTTTATAAAAAGAAAATTTCTGATATTAATGTATTAGAAGAAAAAGAAATGCGCGCAATGTTAGTTGATTACTCATTAAATCAATTATCTGAATCAAATGTACGTAAAGCAACATCAAAAGAGGATTTAGCAAGTAAAGTTTTTGAAGCTATTCTTAACTTACAAAACAATAGCGCTAAATATAATGAGGTACATCGTGCTTCTGGCGGAGCTATTGGTCAATACACAACTGTGTCTAAGTTAAAAGACATTGTTATTTTAACAACAGATTCATTAAAATCTTATTTATTAGATACAAAAATTGCGAACACTTTCCAAATCGCTGGTATTGACTTCACAGACCATGTTATTAGCTTTGATGATTTAGGCGGTGTGTTTAAAGTAACGAAAGAATTTAAATTACAAAATCAAGATACAATTGATTTCTTACGTGCTTACGGTGATTATCAAGCACAAATCGGTGATACTATTCCTTTAGATGCTGTATTCACTTATGACGTTTCAAAACTTAAAGAGTTTACAGGTAACGTTGAAGAAATTAAACCAAAATCAGATTTATATGCGTTTATTTTAGATATTAACGCAATTAAATACAAACGCTATACAAAGGGCATGTTAAAACAACCATTCTATAATGGTGAATTTGATGAAGTTACACACTGGATTCATTACTATTCATTTAAAGCCATTAGCCCATTCTTTAATAAAATTTTAATTACTGACCAAGAAGTAAAACCAAAACCAGAGGAAGAATAAAAGGAGCGTAAAATATGAACAACGATAAAAGAGGTTTAAACGTTGAGTTATCCAAGGAAATCAACAAAAGAGTTGTTGAACATCGCAACAGATTTAAACGTCTTATGTTTAATCGTTATTTGGAATTTTTACCTCTACTAATTAACTATACCAATCGTGATACGGTTGGTATAGATTTTATTCAGTTAGAATCGGCTTTAAGACAAAACATTAATGTAGTTGTTGGTGAAGCTAGAAATAAGCAAATTATGATTCTTGGTTACGTAAATAACACTTACTTTAATCAAGCACCAAATTTTTCATCAAACTTTAATTTCCAATTTCAAAAACGATTAACTAAAGAAGATATATATTTTATTGTACCTGACTATTTAATACCTGATGAGTGTCTACAAATTCATAAGCAATATGATAACTGTATGAGTGGTAACTTTGTTGTTATGCAAAATAAACCAATTCAATATAATAGTGATATAGAAATCATTGAACATTATACTGATGAATTATCTGAGGTTGTTTTATCTCGATTCTCATTAATTATGCAAGCAAAATTTAGCAAAATATTTAAATCAGACATTAATGATGAATCAGTTAATCAACTTGTATCGGAAATATACAACGGTGCACCATTTGTTAAAATGTCACCTATGTTTAATGCCGATGATGATATCATAGATTTAACTAGTAATAGTGTGATTCCAGCATTAACGGAAATGAAACGAGAATATCAAAACAAAATAAGTGAATTAAGTAACTATTTAGGTATTAATTCACTAGCAGTTGATAAGGAAAGTGGTGTTTCTGATGAAGAAGCAAAAAGTAATCGTGGATTTACCACATCAAACAGTAATATTTATTTAAAAGGTCGTGAACCGATTACATTCTTATCAAAACGTTATGGCTTAGATATTAAACCGTATTACGATGATGAAGTAACTTCAGAAATTACAATGATAGATTCATTGTCTAATGATGAAAGTAGTGAATATAATGGCTAGATATACAATGACTTTATTTGATTTTATTAAATCAGAATTAATTAAAAAAGGTTTTAATGAATTTGTTAATAACGATAAATTAACGTTTTATGATGATGAATTTCAATTTATGCAAAAAATGTTGAAGTTTGATAAAGACGTTTTAGCAATTGTTAATGAAAAAGTATTTAAAGGGTTTTCATTGAAAGATGAATTATCAGATTTACTTTTTAAAAAATCATTTACAATACACTTTTTAGATAGAGAAATCAACAGACAAACAGTTGAAGCATTTGGCATGCAAGTCATTACTGTATGTATAACACATGAGGATTATTTAAATGTGGTTTATTCATCAAGTGAAGTAGAAAAATATCTACAATCACAAGGCTTTACAGAACACAATGAAGATACAACAAGCAACACTGATGAAACATCTAATCAAAATGCTACTTCATTAGACAATTCAACGGGTATGACAGCAAATAGAAATGCTTATGCATCATTACCACAAAGCGAGGTTAACATTGATGTAGATAACACAACGTTACAATTTGCTGACAATAACACAATTGATAACGGTAAAACTGTGAATAAATCAAGTAACGAAAGTAATCAAAATGCGAAACGTAACCAAAATCAAAAAGGTAACGCAAAAGGTACACAATTCACAAAGCAGTATTTAATCGATAATATTGATAAAGCGTACGATTTAAGAAAGAAAATTTTAAATGAATTTGATAAAAAATGTTTTTTACAAATTTGGTAGAGGTGGTTAAATAATGGCATTTAATGAAAATGATTTTAAATATTTTGACGATATTCGTCCATTTATAGATGAAATTTATAAAACGAGAGAACGTTATACACCGTTTTACGATGATAGAGCAGATTATAATACCAATTCAAAATCATATTATGATTATCTATCAAAATTATCACGTTTAATTGAAGTATTAGCACGTCGTATTTGGGACTATGATGGTGAATTAAAAAAACGCTTCAGAAATTGGGACGACTTAATGAAAGCATTCCCAGACCAAGCGAAAGATTTATTTAGAGGATGGTTAAACGACGGTACTATTGAAAGTATCATTAACGATGAATTTGAAAAATATAGTGCTGGATTAACATCGTCATTTGCTTTATTTAAAGTTACTGAAATGAAACAAATGAATGACTTTAAAGAAGAAGTTAAAGACTTAATTAAAGATATTGACCGTTTCGTTAATGGGTTTGAATTAAATGAGCTTGAACCAAAGTTTGTGATGGGCTTTGGTGGTATTCGTAACGCAGTTAACCAATCTATTAATATTGATAAAGAAACAAATCACATGTACTCTACACAATCCGATTCTCAAAAACCTGAAGGTTTTTGGATAAACAAATTAACGCCTAGTGGTGATTTAATTTCAAGCATGCGTATTGTACAGGGTGGTCACGGTACTACAATAGGTTTAGAAAGACAATCTAATGGTGAAATGAAAATCTGGTTACATCATGACGGTGTTGCAAAACTGTTACAAGTCGCATATAAAGATAATTATGTATTAGATTTAGAAGAAGCTAAAGGGTTAACAGATTATACACCACAGTCACTTTTAAACAAACATACGTTTACACCTTTAATTGATGAAGCAAATGACAAAATCGTTTTAAGATTCGGTGACGGTACAATACAGGTACGTTCAAGAGCAGACGTTAAAAATCATATTGATAATGTTGAAAAAGAAATGACAATTGACAATTCTGAGAATAACGATGACCGTTGGATGCAGGGTATTGCCGTTGACGGTGATGATTTATATTGGTTAAGTGGAAACAGTTCAGTTAATTCACACGTTCAAATTGGTAAATACTCATTAACCACTGGTCAAAAGATTTATGATTATCCATTCAAGTTATCATATCAAGACGGTATTAATTACCCACGTGATAACTTTAAAGAGCCTGAGGGTATTTGCATTTATACCAATCCAAAAACAAAACGTAAATCGTTATTACTTGCTATGACAAACGGTGGAGGTGGAAAACGTTTCCATAATTTATATGGTTTCTTCCAACTTGGAGAATATGAACATTTTGAAGCATTACGTGCAAGAGGTGCACAAAACTATAAATTAACAAAAGACGACGGTCGTGCGTTATCTATTCCAGACCATATTGACGACTTAAACGACTTAACACAAGCAGGATTCTATTATATTGACGGTGGTACTGCAGAAAAACTTAAGAATATGCCAATGAATGGTAGTAAGCGTATCATTGATGCTGGTTGTTTCATTAATGTATACCCTACAACACAAACATTAGGTACTGCGCAAGAATTAACACGTTTTTCTACTGGTCGAAAAATGGTTAAAATGGTGCGTGGTATGACGTTAGACGTATTCACGTTAAAATGGGATTATGGATTATGGACAACAATCAAAACAGATGCACCATATCAAGAATATTTAGAAGCAAGTCAATACAATAACTGGATAGCTTACGTTACAACACCTGGTGAATATTATATTACTGGTAACCAAATGGAATTGTTTAGAGATGCACCAGAAGAAATTAAAAAAGTGGGTGCATGGTTACGTGTTTCAAGTGGTAACGCCGTCGGTGAAGTAAGGCAAACATTAGAGGCTAATGTGTCCGAACATAAAGAATTCTTTAGTAACGTTAATGTAGATACAAAAAAACGTCAATATAGTTGGGTTAAGAAAGGATAATGTCTCATGAAATCACAACAACAAGCAAAAGAATGGATATATAATCATGAGGGTGCAGGTGTTGACTTTGATGGTGCATATGGTTTTCAATGTATGGACTTAGCTGTTGCTTATGTATATTACATTACAGACGGTAAAGTTCGTATGTGGGGTAACGCCAAAGACGCCATTAATAATGACTTTAAAGGTTTAGCAACGGTGTATGAAAATACTCCGAGCTTTAAACCAGAATTAGGGGATGTTGGTGTATATATAAATGGACAATATGGGCAATATGGACATATTCAATGTGTGTTAAGTGGTAATTTAGATTATTATACATGTTTAGAGCAAAACTGGTTAGGTGGCGGTTTTGACGGTTGGGAAAAAGCAACAATTAGAACACATTATTACGACGGTGTAACACACTTTATCCGTCCAAAATTTTCTGCTAGTAACAGCAACGAATTAGAAACATCAAAAGTAAATACATTTTTAAATTGGAAACAAAACCAATATGGCACATATTACAGAAATGAGAATGCAACATTTACATGTGGCTTTTTACCAATATTTGCTCGTGTTGGTAGTCCTAAATTAAGTGAACCTAATGGGTATTGGTTCCAACCAAACGGCTATACATCATATGACGAGGTTTGCTTATCAGACGGTTATGTATGGATTGGTTATAATTGGCAAGGTACACGTTATTATTTACCAGTAAGGCAATGGAATGGTAAAACAGGTAATAGTTACAGTGTTGGTATTCCGTGGGGGGTGTTCTCATAATGGGTATTTTAGGTTTTTTCTTTGAGTTTAGTTGGAAACGATACAAATAAGAGGTGTGAACAATGGCTGATAGAATCGTAAGAAGTTTAAGACAAGTTGAAACAATAGACAGGTTAGCAGATTTTTTAACAGAAGAAAATGACTTAATCAGTACATCAGACGGACATATTTATGTCCGTACTGATACTGGTTATTATAAATTAACATTTTATAATGATTTAAAAACATTGATTAATAAATACAGTGGTCAAATAGAAAATCATGATATTGCAATTAATGATAATAAAGAGAAAATATCAACATTTTTAGAGAAGATAAAAAAATTCCAACCAATGATTGATAGTAATAAAAAAGATATTGATTCATTAAAAGAAAAAGATGTCATATTAAATGAAAGTTTAGAACAACATCAAACACAATTAAATGAATTTGAAAAATCAATGTTACAGTATGATGATAAATATGAAACACTTACACAATCGTTAAACGCTACTAAAGATAGTGTAGGACGAAACACAAATGAAATTAATCTAATTAAATCAAATACTGGTGCAGAAAACATTGACGCATTAAAAAGAGAATTAGCTGAAGTTAAAAAAAGTGTTAATATTGATAAAATAAAAGACATTGAAAGACAAATCGAATTATTAAAATCTAAACAAAACAATGACAACACAATTCAAGAAATACAAGAGGATATTAATAAGTTAAAACAAAATTCAAGTGCAGGGAAACTTGAAAGTTTAGAACAAACCATTAATGACATCAAAGCAAATGCCAACCTTGATAAGATAAAAGAGTTAGAAACAAAATTAAACAGTATTAACCAAAAAGATTATACACAGGATATTAATTCAATTAAATCTGAAATCGCTACTTTAAAAACAAATAATGATAAAATATCAAAAATTGAAAAAGATATTCAAGAATTAAAAGATAGACCAGTTGTTGACGGAAACGGTCATATTGATTTATCAAAATATGATAATGATATTAGTGATTTAAAACAAAAAACATCAACAAACGAATCAAGTATAAGCGGTTTATCAACAAAAGTGGATAACTTAAATATAGATACTAAAATTGCACAATCTAAATCAGAAATTGAACAAAATTTTGATCAAAAAATTAACAGTGCAAAATTAAAATTTAATGATATAGGTTGGCAAGATGTGCAACTTGAAAGTGGTATTGTTGCAAGTGATAGCAACGGTGGATATCCTGAACCGCAATATCGTATTGTCACAATTAATGGTGTTAAAACGATACAATTAAAAGGGGTATTAAAAGGGATTAAGAAAAACGGTGATATTAAATTAGGTACGATTAACGCAAACTTAAAATCAACACATCACTATACACAATGTGCGATTGATAATAAAATGATTAATACAAGATTATATTTAAACTTTAATAATGAATTACACTTTGTTACATCAAATTATAGCGATAGTGAGCTTTCAAATGGTGATAAACGTTTTGCAATAGATACACAAATCATTGAATAAAAATGTTATAATAGTCGTATAAATAATTTATACGACTATTTTTATGGAGGTAAAAATGAGAAAATTAACAAATTTTAAATTTTTTTATAACACACCTTTTACAGATTATCAAAACACGATTCATTTTAATAGTAATAAAGAACGTGATGATTATTTTTTAAATGGCCGTCATTTTAAATCACTAGACTATTCCAAACAACCTTATAATTTTATACGTGATAGAATGGAAATCAATGTTGATATGCAGTGGCATGATGCACAAGGGATTAACTACATGACGTTTTTATCAGATTTTGAGGATAGACGTTATTATGCGTTTGTGAATCAAATCGAATATGTAAATGATGTTGTGGTTAAAATATATTTTGTGATTGATACTATTATGACGTACACGCAAGGTAATGTATTAGAGCAACTCTCAAACGTTAATATTGAACGACAACATTTATCAAAACGCACGTATAACTATATGTTACCGATGTTACGTAACAATGATGATGTGTTAAAAGTATCGAATAAAAACTATGTTTATAACCAAATGCAACAGTATTTGGAAAATTTGGTATTATTCCAGTCAAGTGCTGATTTATCAAAAAAATTTGGTACGAAAAAAGAGCCAAACTTAGATACGTCTAAGGGTACTATATATGATAATATCACATCACCAGTCAACTTATATGTTATGGAATATGGTGACTTTATTAACTTTATGGATAAAATGAGTGCATATCCATGGATTACACAAAACTTTCAAAAAGTTCAAATGTTACCTAAAGACTTTATTAATACAAAAGATTTAGAGGACGTTAAAACAAGTGAAAAAATTACTGGATTAAAGACGTTAAAACAAGGTGGAAAATCAAAAGAATGGAGTTTAAACGATTTATCATTAAGTTTCACAAAGCTTCAAGAAATGATGTTGTCTAAAAAAGATGAATTTAAACATATGATACGTAACGAATATATGACCATTGAATTTTACGATTGGAATGGAAATACAATGTTGCTTGACGCTGGTAAAATATCACAAAAAACAGGTGTTAAGTTACGCACAAAATCAATCATTGGTTATCATAATGAAGTTCGAGTTTATCCAGTAGACTATAACAGCGCTGAAAATGATAGACCGATACTCGCAAAAAATAAAGAAATATTGATTGATACAGGTTCATTCTTAAATACAAATATCACATTTAATAGTTTTGCACAAGTACCAATATTAATTAATAATGGTATCTTAGGACAATCACAACAAGCAAATAGACAAAAGAATGCGGAAAGTCAATTAATTACAAATCGTATTGATAATGTATTAAATGGTAGCGACCCGAAATCACGCTTTTATGACGCTGTAAGTGTGGCAAGTAATTTAAGTCCGACAGCTTTATTTGGTAAGTTTAATGAAGAATATAATTTCTACAAACAACAACAAGCTGAGTATAAAGACTTAGCATTGCAACCACCATCAGTGACAGAATCAGAAATGGGAAACGCGTTCCAAATTGCGAATAGCATTAATGGTTTAACGATGAAAATTAGTGTACCGTCACCTAAAGAAATTACATTTTTACAAAAATATTATATGTTGTTTGGTTTTGAAGTAAATGACTATAATACATTTATTGAACCAATTAACAGTATGACTGTATGCAACTATTTAAAATGTACAGGTACGTATACAATACGTGACATTGACCCTATGTTAATGGAACAATTAAAAGCAATTTTAGAATCTGGTGTGAGATTTTGGCATAATGACGGTTCAGGTAATCCAATGTTACAGAACCCGTTAAATAATAAATTTAGAGTAGGTGTATAAATGAATGAGGTAAAATTAAGATTTACGGACACAGAAGCGTTTCATATGTTCATATATGCAGGTGATTTAAAGTTACTATATTTTTTATTTGTTTTGATGATTGTAGATGTTGTTACTGGTTTTGCTAAAGCAATTAAAAATAATAATCTATGGTCTAAAAAATCAATGAAAGGTTTTGCTAAAAAATTATTGATATTCTGTATTATCATTTTAGCTAACATCATTGACCAGATTTTACAATTAAAAGGTGGATTACTCATGATTACGATTTTCTATTATATCGCTAATGAGGGCTTATCTATCGTAGAAAATTGTGCAGAAATGGACGTGTTAGTCCCAGAACAAATTAAAGATAAATTAAGAGTAATTAAAAATGATTCTGAAAAGAGTGATAATAATGAACAACCAAGAGAAGATAGATAAATTTACGCATTCGTATATTAATGATGATTTCGGTTTAACGATAGACCAGTTAGTCCCTAAAGTAAAAGGGTATGGACGCTTTAATGTATGGCTAGGTGGTAATGAAAGTAAAATCAGACAAGTATTAAAAGCAGTAAAAGAGATAGGTGTGTCACCTACTCTTTTTGCTGTTTATGAAAAGAATGAGGGTTTTAGTGGTGGTTTAGGTTGGTTAAACCATACATCGGCACAAGGTGATTATTTAACTGATGCTAAATTTGTGGCTAGAAAATTAGTATCACAATCAAAACAAGCAGGTCAACCTTCTTGGTATGACGCAGGTAACATTGTCCATTTTGTACCTCAAGACGTTCAAAGAAAAGGTAATGAAGATTTTGCTAAGAATATGAAAGCAGGTACAGTAGGACGTGCCTATATTCCATTAACGGCGGCTGCTACTTGGGCGGCTTATTACCCACTAGGTCTGAAAGCTTCATATAATAGAGTACAAAACTATGGTAATCCATTTTTAGACGGTGCGAATACTATTCTTGCGTGGGGTGGTAAAATAGACGGTAAAGGTGGTTCACCTAGTAGTGGGTCATCTGATAGTGGGAATGATAGAGGTGGTAATTCATTACTTGCACTCGCAAAACAAGCCATGCAAGAATTATTAAAAAAGGTTCAAGACGCAATGCAATGGGATGTTCACAGTATCGGTCATGATAAATATTTTAGTAATGATTATTTTACATTAGAAAAAACTTTTAATAATACGTATCATATTAAAATGACGATTGGTCTACTCGATTCATTAAAAAAACTGATTGATAGCGTGCAAGTAGATAGCGGGGGTAGTAGCTCAAACCCTACTGATGATGACGGTGACCATAAAGCAATTAGTGGTAAATCAGTCAAACCAAATGGAAAAAGTGGTCGTGTGATTGGTGGTAACTGGACGTATGCACAGTTACCAGAAAAATATAAAAAAGCAATTGGTGTACCTTTATTCAAAAAAGAATATTTATACAAACCAGGTAACATATTCCCTCAAACTGGCAATGCAGGACAATGTACAGAATTAACATGGGCGTATATGTCACAACTACATGGAAAAAGACAACCTACAGACGACGGTCAAATCACAAACGGTCAACGTGTATGGTACGTTTATAAAAAGTTAGGTGCAAAAACAACACATAATCCAACAGTTGGTTACGGTTTTTCTAGTAAACCACCATACTTACAAGCAACTGCATATGGCATTGGTCACACTGGTGTCGTTGTAGCAGTATTTGACGATGGTTCATTCTTAACTGCAAACTATAATGTACCACCATACGTTGCACCGTCACGTGTGGTATTGTATACACTCATTAATGGCGTACCAAATAATGCTAGTGATAATATTGTATTCTTTAGTGGTATTGCTTAATTAACTATGCTATAATGAACACATGCTAGTATTTCTAGTAAATAAAATACAAAACATAATCAATTTTCGTACACATTTTTCATGTTATCTCAAAAAGAAAAGGCGACTGTTATTTTAACAGTTGCCTTTTCTTATTTCATCATGTTCATGTTTTAATATATGCAAATCAGATTTGTTATGTACTGAACGTTCAACTGGAAATAAGTCGTTAAGTGAAAATGAACCGATGTCACTTTCAATATAAAGAATATCATCAAATTGACTATGGTCGAAATTTTCTCTAGCGTCTTTTAATATAAATTCACGTTTCATATTAAGTTCATCAGTAAAATATTCATCATATACATTACCACATACAATTTCAGTTTTAGACGGATATATCGATATTGTACCTTGCTCATTATAGATACTTTTATTGTTTTCAATAATGGCACCGTCAAAGAATTGTTCACGTACAAAGGTTTCAAAATCGACGCTTGTATCAAAGGCACTTTTCGGTATACCAGCAGATGCGATTTTAATCTTTCCATTCACTTCATATGCATATTTTTTATGATTGAGTACAAACATCTTATCTATCTGTTCGTTTTCAATATCCCATTTACCTAAGGCTATCGGGTCGAATAAACTGGGGTTCAATAAGGGTTTAACAACGGATTTCATATACAAACTATCAGTGTCACAATAAATAAAATTGTCGTCAATTTCATTTTCCGTTAAGTATTGGAAAGGTACCAATAAGTTATACAATGAACGTGATGTAACAAATGTAGAGAATAAAATATTACGTTCAGTGTTTTTATAACCGTTAATGATATTATATAGTACATTGTTATCATCTAAACGAAATAAGTTAAAATGTGAACGTAAAGCAGGTATGCCATATAAACCATTGAGTACTACTTTTGACAGCATAACCTCCTCATTTGAGTATGGGTGTTCGTTGACGTCATCAGTAATATGATAGTCGTAAGGTGATGTCATATTGATTTTATTTTTTAACTTACCTTGTGTTTTAATAAAATAATTTTGAAAAATAATATCACGTGCATGAAAGTATTCACATTCATATATCACAAACGAATTAACACGTATATGCGTGCAATCAATACCCGTAATGTCTTGAATCATTCTTAATGTATTTGTATTAATATTAACGTAATCGTTATCATTATTATAGTATTTTACAATCATTTGACGTAATACACGTGATTTGATTTTAGTCAATATATCATGATTAAATACATCTTTATCAATCTTATATAATGAAAAATAATTGTCATCATCTAAAAAAGTAGGTATTAACGTTGGTTCTGAATAGTGTTCGTAAAAGTATAACCATGTCGGAATTTTCTCATGATACATCACATAAGGATAACTCGAATTAATATCAATTGAAAAACAAGGCTCATCAATGAGTTTGTTTATGTATTTGGTGTTATACATATTCAAACCACCACGATAGAATGATTTAATATAGTCATAAAAATTCATATCATGGAAATGATAATGAGTATAAGATATTTTAATATCTTGATATTGATTGAGTAACTGAAAACGTGTCATTTCGTTGTTCAAATAGGATTCCATGATATTTAGTGAGAATGTTAATTTGTTATAGTCAAAATTTGGAAAAATGTCACTATAATGAATATGGCACATACCTAATATAATCACGTCATTATGAATGTAAGTTAATTGTTCAGATGTAAGATTATCAAAACACTTAACAGCATAGTCATATGCTTCACTATCTGACATATCGTTATCTTTATCAAAAATTGTATAATTAAAATCTGTTTTAAGTTGGTTTTCTGTTAAATAACCCCCGTCAAGTAGCTTTTTTCCTAATGTTGCTATTGATGTATTGGTTTTCATAAAGTTATCAATGATATTAAATTTAAAACCATTTAAAAACATCGTTAAATCTAAATTGATTGAAGATTTAACACGTTTTTCTAAAATCACATTTTGATTTTTTGCTAAAATAGTAGCCTCTTGTATTTTTAATGTTTGTTCATTTTCTTCTGCAGATTTCAAATATACATTTTCACGTGTAATATTATCAAAATAACGCATGGTGTCTTTAAGTAAAAAATGATTATCGTATTTATTGCAGTTATGTGCAATCATGATAATATCTGTTTTTGATTTTGTGATTGTATCACGGCGATTAACATACTTGTAAAAATCATCATAAAAGGCTTCAAAACTAGGGAATACCTCAACATCAATTTCGTAACCATTAAACCAACCAATCGCAACAGAATACGTTACGTTTTTATATAGTGTAGGTTTATTGCGTCCGTTTATTTTATTATATGATAATGTTTCAATATCCCAATACAATATCATTTTGCGTTGATGTTTATGATATTGCATACACTCAAGTAATCCCATAATCTTACACACCTTTTATAAACCGTATTGTTTCATTAAATACTTCTTTGTATTTTCTATATAGTTATCTTCATATATTTTTTCTTTTCTTTCAAATTCACTCATGTTTTTCTTCATTTCATTTTTTATATGAAATTTTATAATTTTATTCATATCTAAATATAAATATCTATCATTATCAACAACGTAATTTTTTGAATAAGCATTGTCAAAATGTAAATTGCTTGGATTATAGTAATAACGTTCCATGTTTTCTTTATAAAACATATCTTCTCTTAGATAAATAACATTGTCATCAATATCTTTAATTTTAGTACAAAACTCATATTGTTTTGTATAAGGTATAACAATGATATTAGCATTAAATGTATCAACATTATACATAATTTTTATATATTTATCGTCAGTTTTAATATAGAAAAAATCACCGTTTTGGTTGATATGATTTCTTAAATTATCATCTGCCAAATTATATTCGTTAAATTCAAACTCGCCAGTTGTCATAGCGTCATCATTTGAATTAAACGCACGTGTATTACGCTTTTCATTGACGTAATCGTTTCGACGCATTTCTAAAAAAATGTTTTTGTAAAGTCTTGATGTATTCATTTTATGTTTTTGTAATAAATTATAAATATTTAAATTGGATAATATAGGACTTGAAAAGTTGACAGCATTACCTAGTAAAAACATTTTAGGAAAACCAATATAATCAACATTACCATGGTTACGGTCGATTGATTCATAAATTGTTTTTAACTTATCCCACTCATCAATTAAATAGTCATCTTCAAGCGCTAAGAATTCATCATATATAATAATAGGGTAGTGTTTTAAAAAGTTAGAATGATATTTTAAATCAGTAGCGCTATTCAAATCTGTAATCACACCGATTTCTTTATCTTGATAAATAATAGCTAAATAGTCCCTAGCGCTTCTGAATGTGACACGCTTAGATTTGAATAGTGGGTTTTTATCTATGATTTCCTCAATAAAATCACGATAAGCGTCACGTAATGTATAATGACGTGATAATAAAGTAAATTTAATATCAAGTTTTATAGCTAAATAAATAAAGAATGAAACATAGTTGAACGATTTTCCGTCAGAACGGTTTGAAATAGATATATAATAGTCTATATCATCATTCATGAGTTCATCAACTAATTCTATTTGATTATAGTTATCTGGTATTTTTTTTCTGACATGATTGACAGCATTTTGATAATCTCTTACCATGTCTAAACGGTTTTGTTTTACCATGTTTTTGCTCCTTGTAATAGTTTATGATGTCGTTTACAGTATTAAATTTATTCGTCAAATGTTGCATAATATAAAAAGTTATACCTCACATCTTCATCATCAATAGTAGTCACTGGCCTGTCTGATTTACCAATTTCTTTGTATAAAGTGTAAATTTCTTTAATATATTTATACATTGAAGAATTATTATTTTTAGCTTGTAAATTATATAAAGCGAATTTATGCTTTTTAGCGTTTTTATTATTAGAATCATCATTACGGTTATATATTTCAAGAATATAATTTAATTTTTTATGTCTTGAACCTCTAACCAATGATACAGCATTTACATATGATACGTTTCTTTCTTTAGGAAAATAGGGCAGATGTGCAAAATGTTTCCATGTGTCAATGTACGCCTCTTGTAAATCTTTATCATCAAATTTAAAATTAACATTACTAAAATCATTTAAAAATAAATCTTTTTCTTGCTCTTTTCTAGCTTCTCTTTCTTTTTTCCATCTATCCATTTCAGACGTATGTCTAACCAATGTTATCAACCTCCATATAAAGCATAAATAAACATTAAAAAGATAATATAGAATATAATCAATGTTGTGAATAAAACACCAAATGACATACGTATATGTAGCGTCATAAGTGTTATCAGTGTAATTAAAAATGCTAAAAGGAAAATAATAATAATATTTAGTAGGTTATTCATGGTCAATCACATTTCCGTTTTTATATATAACTTTGTTTTGGTAAATAATCATTAATTCGCTTTCGACTGGACAATCAAAATTTGCTAATATATCGTCTATTGTAACAACAAATGAAGTTTCTCTTACTATTGTGTTATTTACAGAATCTATATAATAATACTCAAGTAAATTAAAAACATGTTTTTTAATATCAATGTCGATATCAAACGTAAATAAATCATTGTTAATTGTTAAGTCTCTATTATGACTTTCAGAAAAATTAACACAAATATCATTATCGCTATCAATACCTACAAAATTATGACCACTATCAGAAATAAATAGTATTTTTTTATCTTGAATTTTTTTTCTGTTATAGTCAATGTAGCGAAGTAAATCATATAAATTAAATGATTGTTTTATTTTCATTTTAAGTCTCCTTTATATATTCTATAATATACGCGTAATTATTATGAAATGGATTAAATTCATAATACGAATATAACACTTTTACTTGATACAAATCTTCAAACAATAATATTAGATGATGGAAATCATTTTCTATTGTGTCAGTATATAATATAACTTTTTATATTTTTTCATTATATCCTCCAATAAAAATAGAGGGAATAAAATCCCTCTATGAAATTTTAATATTAAAATGATACTTGACTAAAGTTAATAGAATATCCTTTTTGACCTTTTTTGTTTTCGTACTCATAAATTGAGAACGCAACTTCGCCTTTATTAATAATGTCTACAACATCTTCATCTTGACGCATGTCTTTAATTAATTCAGTTAAGTGATTCGGTAAGTTAACATTATAATCATCTGTTACAATAACACCTTGTTCACCGAATTTTGATTCTTTGTTTGTAAATAATGCTCTAACGATGTATTCTTGTTTGATTCCGAATTTTTCAACTAATTCCGATAATTTGATAAATTCTCTTTCTTTTTCCTCAAATTCAAATCTCGCTAATGTGTTTTGGTGTCTAGATAAAATTTCTTTTACGTTTGTCATAATAAATAATCTCCTTTAAATTTATATGTTATTTTGATTCTGCAATACTAATTTTTAATAAGTCATTATAATACACTTGAATTGTTTTTGTATGTCGTGTTGTTGAAAGTAATGTATATGTGTCAGGTAATAATTCTTTGGCTTGTTGCTTAGTTAAATGATACTCGTGTAATGGAAAAAAATTTTCAATATATTCATCGTTATCATCAAGATAATTTAGAATATAACCTTTAACACGTAAAGTTACAATGTCGTCAGGTTTCATTATATCACTCCTTTCTAAAAAACGTAAACGTTATATGTTTCATAAAAGCTTTTATGCATATCCCATTGTTCTAATGCGTCATCTGTAATGTATGATAGCACAGATGTTGGTTCAGTTTCGTTGTTAAGTTTATCGTTTAAAAACTTAACAATAGCAGTGTTATAGTTTAATAACAGTTGTTGGCAAGCTGAAACTAAATTGATAGCATTATCAAATGTATAAGCTGGATTCCATTCGATTAACTTATTGAACAGTTGCAACATTTCAGTATATGCTTGACCTTTTTCATTTGGTGCATTATCTGCTTGAATCATTTTATTGTTACCTCCTTGTTTTGATTACATAACAAATATAACATACGTATTTAAATTAGTCAAACGTTTTTGTGAAAAAGTTTAAAAGTTTTTTAAAAATAAGAAAAATCAATGTATATAATGAAGAAACTAGAAATGCATATTGTTTTAATTTAATTGAATTTAAAATCGAATATGTTTTGGTTTAAAGAATATTTGAATGTTTCGTATAGATGTTATTAGTAGTTGCACAGATTATATAAAATTTTAAAAGAATTTATAAGTTGATTAATAAGTTCCGAATTA